TGTATCTACACCTTGTATAATTGTAATACTATTATTTTGATTAATATCAATTGTTTCAATACTATTAAGTCTGGTGTTTTGTGTTGTATCTACACCTTGTATAATTGTAATACTATTATTTTGGTTGGTGTTAATTGTTTCGATACTATTAATTCTGGTATTTTGAGTATCATTAACACCAGTCATAATAGTAATATTATTAGTTGCTGTATTGGCAGTTGTGCGAGCATACGAATCAATTGAACTTGAACCAATTGTATTAGCATAATTGTATGATGATTGTGCCAAACTAGTTGCTGAATTGGCAGTTGTTCGAGCATATTGGTCGATGTTATTATCTGTTACAGAATTTAATGTTGCATATCCACCAGGCGTTACACCATCGTGTACCGTGATTGTTTGATTTGTTGAGTTGATAATTAATTCACCGTTAGCACCTATTGTATTGGCTACGGTTGCAGAATTATATCGTCTGAATTGTAATGTGCGGGACATTTTAATTACCTTTATTCTAAATCTGTTGGATTTTCTTGTTCTATATGTAGGTCATCTCGACCAACTTGGTCTAATGCATCACCAGCAAAGTTCTCTGGCAACAATAATCCTTCTTCAATAAATGGCGCTTCTGATATTTCTGTAGTTACAATGTATGGTGTATTTACATTTGCATCAGTTGGCATTGGTGTCGTATCTATCTGAACCAACTTCTGTGCCACAGGATTAAATGATGTAAATGTATAATTGGTACTAGAACTAGTTGACTGAATAGGTAAATTAGAAACAAAGTTACCGTTAATATTTTTTAATTGTAATAGATTATTATTAAATGAAACTACTTTACCTGTTGCAATTGCTAAAGGTGCAGAGTAACCTTGATAGACTGTTTCACCAATCTGATAGGTACCTACACCTGAACTTGAATTCATTGTAAATTGTATTACATCATCTTCAGTAATTTTATTATAGATAGATGTAATTGAATGAGTAATTGGTCCGCCTGCCTCAGATATCTTACCATAGATGTGGCCTTTAACTGTAAAAGTTAATGTCCAAATAATAACACGAGTATCTCTTTCATAACCACCTTCATAATCAATATCTTGTGATGTTGAATTTAATACAACAGGAACTTCTTTAACGATACCCATTTCAGGTATCATATTTAGTTTCATTGTATAGTCTGGTGTAAAGTAAGAAAGAATGTGTTCAATAATTTGTGTACCATCTTCAATGTTTCTTACATACAGATATAGATTGAAATCAAAATTATATGGTACTGGATTGTATTGTGAAATTAATCCTGCAGATGTCTGTGCAAACTGTTTGACATTAGTATTTTGTTTACGACTAGAATCATAATTAAAACCAAGTAATTCAAATGACATTCTTGGTAATGTAATCTGTGTTTTCTTATTTAAAAGTGGATCAGTTTCTAAACGAGTAACATAATCTTCTTTTGGTGCATACACAATTGGCACAATCATACGTTGTGCTTCAGAATAGTCTGGATTATATCGCACCAAAGTAATGTCGTTGAATAGGTTACCAAAACCTACCACATACTTTCTTAATGCACGATTGTAAAATATATTAGCCATTAAATGCTACCAAAAGGATTTGTTTCAGCAAAGTTGACAATTGAATTTGCATTTTGTTCAATGATATAATTATCATAAGTATCATCTATTACATTATCACTTAATGGGTCATATGAAGATAATCTATATTGTGCATTACTTGTGGCACCAACAACTTTAAGTGGACCACCTTCAATGAATTCACCGGCAATATTAGAAATTGATAATGTGTTGGCTGTAGAAGTATTGGCACCACGAACCCACGATTGCACAACGGCCACGGCAGTTGCATTGGCTTGTGTATTGGCAGATGATTGATATACAATTTCACCGTATTGGTAGTCACCTGTGCCGGCACCAAGATTGAGGTCAATAGTGTATGTTGACTGTGTGGCTGCATCATCAATATCTCTAACACCAGTAGCAATAAGTTCACTGGAGAACTTAAACTTCTCTAAGTGTAGTTCATAGAAATATGGTGCTGGTCGACCAAGCATATAGAAGTCTTTGTCTTGGTCGGTAAATGTAATCTCATACAATTCACCTGTGCCATTTAAAAATGGAATCCAAATTAAATCACCTTCTCGTGGTCTTTGAAAAATATTTTGTGGTACTCTTTGTTCAAATGTTCTCTTGGTTAAAAGTACCTTAGTATGGTTCTTAATCTCAAGACCAAATTTAGAAAAGAATTCTTTTTCACCGGTATAGTTAAGTGCTTCTGAAAGATACATCTCAACAGGAAATGCCGATTGAAATTTCTTAACTGGATCTTCACCAAACAATAAATCACGAGCAGCATCATTGTCATTAGGCAAATACATTCCATCGAATCCCATAATTTTTATGGATTCAACGATGAGGTCTTCCACGAGCCTTTGCTCTTGAAAGCGAGAATTGTAATTATTAAAGTATTGAGAAGTAGCCATTGTGCCGTTTTCTTAGTTCATAAAGAATTCAAGAACGCCACCGTAATTGTTTTCCATATCTTTTTCGAGGTCATCGATTTCATTCATAGCTTCTTCAAAGATTTTGTCGCCATTCAATACGACACCACCTGGCAATTGAATGTTACCAAACTTTTTAAGATTTTCACCCCATTGACGTTTAATCAAAGCAGTTGCATAACGTTTCAACCAACGGTCGTCCCACATTCGACTGTATACTTCAGGATTAATAGTAGTATAACAATCAATAATAACTGGTTGGCCAACTGGAGCTTCTTGGTCACCCCATGCCCAATCAGCAAAGAGCTTTTGTGTATGACGCTGATAACGAATTGGAACTTCACCAGTAAATAACTGTTCAAGCATACGAAGATGCTGCATAGTCATGGTGTAGTTGATGTATGATGCAGATGTAAAATCGTAGAGTTCGTTTAGACGAAGTTGATACCGCAAGTCAAACATATTGATGCTTGATTGGGAATCTTGAAGTGGAAATATACGAGTAACACCTACAATTTCTGTAGCAACGTTGGCATTATCTCTTACACCAGTTAAATCAAGATATCTATTATCGACATCTTCTTGTGTAATTTCGTGAATGTAATATGTTTTCTGTAGACCATCAAAGTGATAGTCTGTCCAATATTGAAGTGCATCATCAATCCTATCGGATACTTGGTCTGGATCTACGTTAATTTCAATAACTGGAAAGCCAAGCTTGCGTAGGCAGTAGTCTGTAAATTGGTCTCGATTGGTAACTGTTGCCATGTTGTCCTCAACATTAAAGATATCCTGTATTTAGGTGATGAGGATATTGGTTTATTCTGTTATTTCTGTCCAAGATTTTGTTATTTCATCCCAAATATATTGTTTACCATCATTTGGCATGGGTGTCGGAGATTCCCATAAACAAGTATTTTCATTCAATATCCAAGAACCATATCGTTTTCTAGGAATAAAGGCGTCACGAACTATATCGTATAGGCCACCAATAGCCGCATAGTTTTTTCTGAATGAAATACCACCGTTAGTATGCATACCGCCTCTGCTGTTATAAGATGTTTGCACCCAAACGGCATTTGGTTCGTTATATAGGGCACGTAAAAATTCTATGCCTTTAGCTTCAGACTCGATGCCGTTATCTAAAAGCATTTCATTGCCTACAGAAACGACTTGTTCTACTATATTTTGAGAGTTTAATTTTGCAAAATAAGCCATATTTTTTCCTTAATTAAACTGTATAACTTCCAGAGTCATTAAATACTAAGTAAGTATTTGACCCAGCCGTAGAAATTGTGGAGGCTCCGCTAGATGTTCCTGAATATTGCGAAGTGGGCACGCTAATAATAACAACTCCTTTACCACCATTTCCACCTGTTCCAGCCCCACCTCGCTCACCACCGCCACCACCGCCACCAGTATTAGGCGTACCAGCGCCACCAGCGCCAGTAGACCCGTTACCGCCACCACCAGAACCACCAGCACCGCCTTGACCACCAGAACCTGAGTAACAAGACCCGCCACCTCCACCGCCTCTAGTTGTAGCAGTTCCGGTAATAGACGAAGATAAACCTGCACCGCCTACACCGCCAACAGTACCACTTCCAGTTTGACCGATTTGTCCTGCACCACCACCAGCTCCAGAACCATAAGAAGGACCTGCATGAGGGGGAGCAGACCCGTTTGATCCTTGTCCAGCAATGCCAGAACCACCTGCAGATGCTGTGCCTGGCACATAGTCAGCACCACCACCACCAGAACCACCATTACCACCAGCAGGAGGGCTTGCATTTTGGCCTGATGAACCGTATCCGCCACCAGTAGCAGTCACCGACATTCCAGTTCCAATAATAGAAGATGAACTTCCTTGCGAACCAACAGAACCTAATCCTGATCCACCATTACCGCCACCGCCAACTGTTACAGTAAGAACAGTTCCAACAGCTACGCTTGATTTTGCCGCAGTAGCTGAGTTTCCACCAGATGTTTCTGAAGCAAATGAATTTATATATCCACCAGCACCGCCACCACCAGCTTGGTAATACGCTCCGCCGCCTCCTCCACCAGCAATAATAAGTGAAGAAACAACTACTGGTGCAACTGGTGTTACTGAACCACTTGCAGAACTTGATGCACCACTACCAATAGCATTTGTGGCAAATACTGTAAATGTGTATGCAGTACCATTTGATAAACCTGTTACAGTAACACTACCTGAACCTGATTGTGAAACTGATGCAGTAAATCCACCTGGAGAAGATACTGCCGTATAAGATGTGATTGTTGATCCACCATTATTTGCTGGTGCAGTAAACGATACTACAGCTTGAGCATCACCAGCAACCGCAGATACAGCAGTTGGTGCATTAGGTACCGTTGCAAAAGTTGTAATTGCTTGCCATTTACCATTGAAATAAGATTCTACTGCACCAACGGTGGTGTTTAATCTTGTGTATCCATTTGCAGAACTACCCGGTCTTTGTCCTGATGTACCTGCCGGTAATGCAAGATATCCTGTAGAACTATTTGATTGGTCTGATACAGCTGCAATTGAATTTGGTCCAGTAGCACCAGCTGGTCCTGTTGGTCCAGTTACACCGGTAGCACCAGCTGGTCCGGTTGGGCCTGTTGGTCCATTTGGTCCTGTAGGTCCTGTAACGCCAGTAGCACCATTAGGTCCTGTAGCACCTGAAATTCCTGAACCTGCAACAACTGATTGATAGATTGGCATTTATTATTCGTCCGCTGGTAATGGTTCGTTGCCTTCTGCAACCCATTTTAAATATTTTTGGTAGTCGGTGTTTGATTCACTAAATGGAATGTGTGCATTATCAAATAAACGAATTACCTGATTTTTAATTGTTCCATCAATATCTTTAACTAATTTATACATTATAACTCCGCAGAAGCAGTATAATTAAAAGTCATGCCATAAGCTGCAACAGCATAAACACGACACCATAACCATCTTGTATTATAATCAACCGAATTGTAACTTGTATTTTCTGTTGCACCGGCACCAGCATTAAATATAGTAACTTTACCAGAATTACCAACTCTATCGTAAATTGTAACACTAGGTATAGTTCTCATGGTAGAAGAAAATGCAGTAGCTCCACCAGCAATAGCACCACTTGCTGAAGTTGCCCATGAGTGTTGAATGCCTACACCTACATTGGTTCCTGGTGTTTGACCAATATCATATGAAGTTTGATAATACCTTTGACACAAAGCTAA